CAAAAAAGTTGATGTTTTATTATCCCTAAATCTGCAGCGTAATTATCTGATAATCAACTAGGATATTTCCGATTTTTACATATATAACACCGAAAATGCACCGAGTTGCGTATCAAACAAGTTACAGATACTCAAACAGTTGTGTGATTATTATAAAACAAATGTTTGGCAAAATGACTCATTTTTCGCAAAACGGTGCAATAAAAATCTTAGTTTTCTAACATCTTTTTGGTAAGCCTATCGATCGTTTTCTGTTGACTCTCGATAGTCTTGTTCTGTCTCTCAACGATTGTCAACAGGTTTCCCTGGTTGCCTTTCGTGAGTTTCTCTCCCATGATTAGGTAATTAGCGTCTACCCAATCGACGGCGTTAATGATCTTCACGATAATGTCGTAACTAGGGGCATTTCTGCCAGATACGATATTTTTGATCGTGGTCCATGGTACACCAATCTTCTTTGCGAATGTAGCAATGGTGTGACCCTCTTTTTCAATGATGCTGTTCACGCGTTCATTGATAGTTTCTGTTACTTCTTTTTCTTTTTCCGTACTCATAATATGTAAAATTCAAACAAAATGCTGAAAAATATAAAAATAATCAGTGAAATGTTTGGTTGTATCACTGAAATGTTATATATTTGCAGCGTGTTATTAATTCTCACGGTGCAAATATACAAAAAATATCGCACATAATGATGATTTCAAACAAAAATTTTAAAAAATATGGGTTTTAGTGAGTACATGAAAAGTCTTCCATATCCACGTTGTGGGATAGTAGGAGAAATTGCTGAGAAATGCAAAGTATCTAATAATTCCGTCTATAGATGGATCCAGGGCAAGTCCAAACCGAACGCTCTATGCAGAGGAATTGTCGCTGAGTATCTAGGTAAGCCAGAGCATGAACTTTTTCCTGATGAGTAAGTATGGAGTCAGTCGAGTTTTATAATACGCCAGAAGGTGATGTTATGTATAAGCAACTGGGTAAACCTGTCCAGGAACTTACAGCTGACAGCCGCAAGGTTGTCGAGGAGATGCTAGACCTTATCAAAACTAGATATCCTAAGGCCTTCAAGGCTCTGTGTGGTCAGTATACAGCTAGCGAGCTAAATCGCAAAGTATACGAGTTTAACATTGTGTCCAGGTTCGTCAGATGCAACTTTGGAGAATATGATGCACATACTCCTGATATTGATACAGATGGTTTCTTTCATTTTGAGGAAGTCAAGTGCCCGTTGCGTGGCGAATGTAGAATGGAGGGCGTTATCTGCAAGCCAAAATTAGACTCTAAGCTTACAGATCGCGAGTTAGAGATAGCGGAGCTCATATCTAGGGGTCTGCACGCTCAAGAAATCGCAGATCGCCTTTATATATCTATTAAAACCGTACAACGACATAGGGAGAATATCAAGGCTAAGCTTCAGCTAAGGTCACTAGCACAGGTGGCGGCATATTACCTGGAACATATAAAAACTAAATAGCTTATGCCCAAGAAATGCGTTATATGTAAAAATGGCAGAGCATGTATCAACGGCTTGTTCTGCCTTAGGTTAAAGAGGTATGTCGAATATATAAATAAGCCAATATGTGACTATGAGTAATAAAAAATGGACTAAAAATGAGATAGCATACCTGGTAGAGAATTACGGGAGAATGAGCCTTGAGGATATGGCCATCCATCTCAACCGTTCCGTCATGGCCGTGCGGTTGTACGCTCTTCGGCATAGACTAGACGACAAACACCAGGTTGTTAAAGAAAATCGCCTGAAGAAGTTGCTTGAGTATCGCTTTCGTCACCTTGAGGATTTCCATCCGAGCAAGTTCTTCTTCCGGGAGACCGGAATTAACCAGGTGAGATATTGGGATCTGTTCTTCGGGCGGAAGTCAATCAAGCCGGAGGAATACAAGGCTGTTGCCGAATATTTCAATATCACGATCTCGGAGGCATTCGATTCCCTTCAGCTTAATCTTTTTGATCAATAAATATGTATATGAAAATCAACTCAAACTTCATCGAGAACGTCAAGGGTAAATTGGATATTGTTGACGTGATCGGTTCATATATCACCCTCACGAAGGCTGGCATCAATTACAAGGGCATTTGCCCGTTTCACAATGATAGCCATCCTTCCATGATGGTGAGCAAGACGAGGCAGACTTATCATTGCTTCGTCTGCGGAGAACATGGAGATGTCCTGGACTTCCTGAAGAAGTACAACCAGATCACATTTCCTGAGGCTCTGCGAATGGCCTGCAAGCTTGCAGATGTAGAATTCCCCGAGCAGGAGGCAACTCCTGAAGAGAACGCTGCATATAAACTTCTGGAATCTCGCCGCATAGCTATTGCTGCAGCTGCTAAATTCTATCAGGGGAATCTATCCCAGGCAGAAAGCTTCCTCAAACGTCGTGGCTATGACTATACGGACAAGACGCTTGTGGAATATGGTGTTGGATACGCACCTGTTGGCAATGTAGCAATGAAGCACCTTACGGAGAACGGATATAATCTCCAGGTTCTCACAGACGTTGGGGTATTAGGAAAGTCTCAAGATGGGAGAAGCTATGATTTCTTCCGTGATCGCGTCATGTTTCCATTCTACGATGTATCTGGAAGAGTTGTTGCGTTTTCCGGAAGAATCGTAACCCCGAATGATAATGCCGGCAAGTATGTTAACACTGGGGAAACTCCTATTTTCAGAAAAGGCCAGCATATTTTCGGACTCTACCAGGCTAAAAGAGCAATCGCCAAAGAAGGATTTACATATCTTGTCGAGGGACAATTTGATGTCATTACCCTCCATAAATATGGGGTAGAGAATGTCATCGGCGGTTCTGGAACCGCGTTTACCGATGACCAGGTAAGGCTTATCATGCGCTTCACCCAGTCTGTGGTCATGATATATGATGCTGATGATGCGGGTATGAAGGCTGCTGTCAAGAACTGCGAGCTGCTGCTGAAGGCTGGTGCGAGTGTCAAGTGCATCCGCTTGCCAAAAGGGTACGACCCAGACAGCTATGGCCAGCTCTGCAAGGAAGAAACAAAAAAGAAGCTATCTGAAACTATCGAGGCCTTCCCGAAGGCAATGAAAAGGATGCTGGTTCCTCGTGGTTGCAAGGATGAAGCAGTCATTGCTGCAGCAATGAATACAATCTCCAATCTTATAGCATGCGTCCAGGATGCAGGACTCCGTCTCGAGTACATGAAGACTATGGCCAGAGACTTCGATACGAAAATGACCATCCTGGAGGATAAGGTAAGAGATATTCGCCGTAATATAGATAGCGTCAAGAAGGAAAACCTACAGCATGGCATCTTTGGTATTGATAGCTTGAAGGAGAATCTGAGAAACAACGAGCCTGCAGTAGTGACCTCATCGATAGATACATTCTTAGAGTCATACGGAGATAATCCTATCGTGTATGTTTCCGGCACGCCATCCTCTACGGATATCGAAAACCTCAGACGCATCTGCTGTTATTTCGTCACTACTGAAGAGGGATGCAGCATCAATACCACTACAGGTGAGGATAGCGCCTATATGACAACGCTCGCAGAGATGTATAAGGCTGGTATCTCTCAGATAAGAGTCACGCACGAGGATAAGGTGGAATCCTTTATCGATTTCTATATCCGCATACATGGAGAGCTGCTGTCCGGATTTCTGGGCGACAAGGTTCCGATCATTACAAGGTGTATCGAGTTGACCAGCTATGCGGAGGAAACCGTGATAACTGTCAACAAGAATCATTACTGCAGTAAATTAGGGCTATCCAAGGGCCAGTTCGACGAGATCCGTAAGCCGTTCGTCAACAAGCGCAAAAATGTAATGAAGGCGAATGCCCTGAAAGATGATCTCTATGATGATGACTTTGACGGTGATGAAGTTCCCAGTTATGTCAAGGAGGGAGAGTACGCACAGATGTTTCGTGAGTGCAAGTATTATCCTCGCCTTAATAAGCAGGGCATACCAGTCTGCTATATGTTCCAGAATAAGAACGGACGTGGATTTTCTCAGGTTGCAGACTTCTATATGGTCCCTCTTCTCCATATCTTCAACGAAGATTTCGAGCAGAATAAGCGAGTGCTGAAGGTGAATCGTCGTTACTTCGACAAGCCGTTATATATCGAGGTACTGTCAAGTTCTCTAAAGAAGATGAGTACCATCGAGGACGTTCTTATCAACTATGAAGGCGTGAATTTTACAGACGGAGAAGAATGGCAGTGGAGGCGTATCAAAGAATATATGAGCCGCCATTTCGTTCAGTGCCGGGAGATACAGGTATATGGCAACCAGCAGTCGGAGGGAATGAGCCGGAAGACAGATGAGCAGTTTTTTGCCTTTGCCAATGGTATCGCCCACGAGGACAAGGACGGGAAATATGTGTTTGAGAAGGTTAACGAGCTGGGTGTTGTCACCCATAATCACATGAACTATTATCTTCCTGCATTTTCAACCATTTACGCCGGATCCGGGCGCCAGTCAGACAAGTACGAGCTGATATCTCAGCTGACATACGATGATATTCCTGCTGACAAGCAGGTCAGTTTTGAAAAATGGGCATCCTTAATGGATAAGGTCTATAAGATTAATGACAACGGCAAATGGGCTATCGTTTTTGCGTTGATGTGCGCATTCCGAAGTAACATACATTGTCTGGACCGACTCTTCACGGCGCCCTTCTTCATGGGCCCAATGTCTTCAGGTAAGACTCAGATCGCGATATCTATCCGTTCTCTCTTCATTAGTCCGACCATCCCGATTTTCAACCTCAATACAGGTACTGATGCGGCCATGAGTACGATGATGGGTACATTCCGTGATGTTCCGGTTGTTCTCGATGAGTATAATAACAAGGATATCTCGGATACCAAGTTTCAGGCGCTGAAGGGTATTGTATATGATGGTGATGGTAAGCAGAAACGCCGTGGAACCTCGGGAAGGGATATCGAGAATGATAAGGTATTTGCGCCGGTGGTTATTTGCGGTCAGGAGACCCCTCAGCGAGATGACAATGCCCTGATGAGCCGCGTCATCATTTGCGAGGTCCCTAAGCCTAAGAACAGGACACCGGAGGAGACTAAGCTGTTTGAGGAGCTCAAGAATATAGAGAAGAATATAGGGCTATCCAACGTATTACTAGAAGTGCTGTCGCTCAGACCTGCAGTCATGGACCATTTTCGTGCGCTCAAGCAGGAGGCATACAGCGAGCTCAAGAGTGATGTAATCAATTCCGGAGAGATGGACCGACTCATGAAGACGGCTTCCTTGTTCCTGGGAATGGTTAAACTGGTGGAGCGATATTCGGATCTGAAACTTCCGTTTACATACGAGGAGTTCTTTGCTCTTGTGCAGGAGAAGATTAAGTTCCAGCTATCTCTGATCCGTAGCACGGACAAGCTCGCTATGTTCTTCAATGCAGTCAACAACATGATCGATACCAAACAGGTGCTCGTTGGCCGAGAAATGCTCATCGAGCAGCCTAAGAGTGTTACGGGTAAAGATTCGCACGGAGACAAGAAAACGTTCGCTTTCGAGCCTGGTACGCATGTTCTGTTCCTCCGTCTCAGTAGCGTTTATTCCATTTATGACAGGAGTGGGTACAACAGCGAGAATACAACATTATCTACCCTTGAGCAGAATCTTCGCTCACATCCATCATATGTTGGAACCGTACCATCTAGACGCTTCACTTGGGAGGAGACCGTCGAGGTAGCCAAGCCGGACGACCAGGAAACGATGGTAAGAGTGCGTAAGGAGCGCTCTACATCTACAAGTGCAATTATCATCGACTACGATAAGTTCATGGAGATGTATAATATCGACTTCAGGCGAGGAGAGATTCCTGCTGAGAGCGTCGCTCAGAGCACTCCAGGAGTAAATGAAGAGGCTAATACTGATATTAATGCCCAGCAGTATAAGCCTGGCAGTATACCATTTGACGAGACTGACGCAGGTAAGAATGGAGATAAACCGTTCTGATAGGAGCCAGAAACTACCTTATATAAGGTGTAGACTACCCCAATTTAACGATACAAAGATACAAAAAATATTCGAGAAAACCAAAAGTTTTCCGCATAAATTTGAGTTGAATTTTGCATGTTTTTACCCACGTAAACCCGGGAGGGCGAGCGTGGGTATTTCTTTACATTTTTGTGTGTTCCAGATGCGAAAAATCCCCCGTACCCCCTAAAATTTCAAAAATAACCGAGAAAACGAAGTTTTGAAAATGATTTTCAGAAAAATGCCTTCCTACAATCCTACAATCCTACAAATGCATTTCTTTTCAAACTATTATTATTATCTATTTATCTTATTATCAGTATGTTATGTGTGTTTGTGTGTTTTTGTGGTTTTGTAGGAAATGCTGTAGGATTGTAGGACGTTGTAGGATATAGGAAATTTGCGCATTTTGGCGCTTTCGGAGATCTCATCCTACAGAATACCCCATTTTGTAGGATTGTAGGACGTGTAGGAAACGAAAAAATGAGTGTGTAAGACTAAAATATGTTTGATAAAATTTGCGTAACTCGCTGAAATTTAGTATCTTTGCATTCGTAAGCCTGCAATTTGTAGGATTGTAGGACGGTAGGAAGCTAAAATAAGCAAAAACGATATGGAAAGAAAAAAACGTCTCTCGAAACGAACAGCGTCTGTTAGAATTGAGCCCTATTTGGCAGAGTATATTCAAAAAAAGCTAGAAATTGAGCCAGAAACGGGCGGAGTAAAAATACCATACACCACAGATCTCTATCATGTGGTGTGGAATTGTATGGCCAAGCCAGACTCTCATCATGACGTCATGCAAGACTGTAATCTCAAGATATATCTGCCTTCACGGCGCTCAAAGATGGATGGACATCCTGGTAAGGATCCGGCTTACTTCAATTATCTTTCCAGTAATGCGGCGAAAAAAATAGAAGAGCATATTCGACTTCTCTTCAATTTCGAGTTTCACCGGCTCATGATTGAGAATGAAGAGCTGGGCAGGCCGTTACGGAACCAGGATGTGGTAGACAACTTCATCAGGAGATACTCTCTGAGGTCTATATCGCCAGATGCGCTCCTGAAGAACTTTTATCGCTATCGCCAGCGGCTTTTTCCGAAAACACCCAGAAAATACCAAAAAAAACGGGGTGTTTAATTATTTTTAATACATACTGAGTGTAGATTTCTGTCACTCAAAAATTAGCAATAATCACTCTAAAATTAAACATTATGAAAGAGTTTTCCTGTCTTTTAATGATTTCCTCTCTCGGAGGCAAAGAAAGAAACATCGTCCTCAGCGCCGATCCGTTCACATTCGAACCTTCGATAACAGAGGAAAATGGAGGTGTGTACTGGGATTGTAGCAAGACATTTATTGTCGATGTAGCAGCGGACGAGAGCATTTTTAACGAGCTAAAGGTTCCTCGCAGCGCTATCGTCACGCTCGCAAGTGTTGGACTTCCTGATGCACGTACGTATGATATAGGTACAGAAACAATACCGGCAAAGGTTCAGCTCGTCAGACATCTGAATAAGGCGAAGCTTATTGTAAAATGTAAAATGCTTGCGAACCCATTGTTTTAAGGTCTTTTATATACCTATTATATATATGTACCTTTGTGGAAAACTTAATTAAAATGGACGAAATACAGACCCTTCTGCTATCCACTCTACCTCTATGGATTACTGAGGATGCCTATCGTCAGCTGATGGTAGCTGCATTCCCATTGAATGGTACGGTGGTAAGCTTCGAACAGAAAAAAGCCGAACAGGCGATGAGTATTCCTGAGATTCGGGAATATCTCAAGACTCATACATATTATCAGTACGAGACACATGAAGCGCTGTTAGCGATATCTGCCAAGGTATCGCAGAGAGATGAAACGAAAAGTGCACAACTCACGGATGAATACGATTCGCCATCTCTGGATGATGGTACAATCGCATATCATCGTGTATTCGGAGTTGTGACAGCAAACAGCTACTGGTATTTCTCTTCTAAACAGCTGGAACAGGATATTATTGCTGCTGAGAATAACCCTCAGATATCCGCTCATCTCCTTCATATCAATTCTCCTGGAGGAGAGGCATGGTACATGGACCGTTTGAGCGAGACTCTCCGTAATGCGAAGAAACCGATTCTTGCCATCTACGAAGAGTACTGCGCATCCGCAGCCTATTATATCGGCTGTCATGGTCAGAAACTTTACGCAACAACGAATCATGACTTCGTAGGATGCATCGGTACTATGTGTTCCTTCTGGAATTTTGAGCCATACTTCGAAAAGTTAGGACTGAAGAAAATTGTAGCGAAGGCTACCAATTCCAGCCGGAAGAATAAGATATTCGAGGATCTGAAGGATGGTAAGTCTGAAGATTATATCAAGAATGTACTTGATCCGATGAATGAACAGTTCCTGGCAGAAGTGAAATCTCAGCGTTCCAAACTGGCAGAACTGGATGATGACGCTCCGGTACTTCAGGGCGAGAGCCTGTATACCGCTCCAGCCGAAGAAGTCGGTCTCATCGACGGTAAGCGCACCTTGATGGAGGCGATTGCAGAGGTGGCAGAACTGGGAGAGGCCTATATGGGGACGCAGAGCCTTTACGGATTTAGCTAATATATTATTTTTGTTTGATCTAAGTTGTTTTAATATTTAAATGATTGATTTATGAATTTCAAAGCAAAGTTAAACAAAGTTCTCGAGAAACTTGGTTTCGTCAAGAAATTCGAGAACAAGAGTCTTACAGCGGAAGAGTACAAGACTCTTTGCGAGGAATACCAGAAAGAGTACCAGAGCACTCTCATGGATGACCTCGCTGCGGAGAATAGTGCAGCCGAGCAGGCTGAACATCAGAAGCAGATTAATGAGCTCTATGCCATCGTATCTAAAGCTAACAAGTCAAAGGATGATGATCCTGACGACGATAAAGGTGACGAAGGCGATGACGATGATGATGCAGGAAAGAAGAACGAGAACAGTCAAAATGTATCGTTCGAGAAACTCTCTACAGCTGTCAACACTCTCGCCGAGAATATGAAGAAGATGGCTAATAGTACAGCAGATGATAAACCTGCTGCTCATGTTACTGCTCCTTCTATTCCTATTAACGGTTTCGAAACTAACGCTAACTACCTTTTCGGTATTGAGCATTCTATGTTCGATATGAAAAAGCGCTGGAACCGCATTGTCGCTAATCCTGAGATAGCTTTAGCATCTACGCCAAACGAGGAGACAGACGGCAAGGCATTCCGTACCGAAGCGATGGCGTTCGCGAGATCACTCCAGGAACGCTACAAGTATCACCAGGTACGAAATGAGCTCGGTAACGTCAAAGCTCTCGCTTCCGGCCAGTTTGCTACCAATTACTCAGGCGTGGATAATGCAGGACTGGGTGATCAGTTCGTCATCCTTCGTCAGGATGCGCTTATTGCCCGAATCCTTGAGCTTCGTAATCTTACAGAGTTCTTCCCTGTTCGCTATGGTGTCCAGGATCGCGACATTCTCTTCAACGCATTCTTCGATGAGGTATCTCAGGGCTACCAGGAAGGTGAGATCTACAAGGGTGGCATGCAACTTGAGAACGAGATGGGATATGTTGATGATGCGATGATTAAGGTTAAGTTCGGCCCAATGAAGGAACTTGAGCGTAAGTATATCGCTTATCTCAACAAGGAAGGCTCTGATCCTATCAAGTGGTCTATGGTTGAATTCTGCCTTCTCAACCTCTTGAAGAAGGCTCAGGACGAGCAGAACCAGCGTCGTATGCGTGGTATTTATGTTAAGCCAGAGACTGGCCAGGCATCAAGCTACCTCAATGCAGGTACAGGTATTTGGTACACATTGCTTCGCTATATCCACGATTACAGCATCAAACCATTTGCTAACAAAAGCTACAATACTTATACTTCAGCTAATATGCTGGATGCGGTTAAGGAGTTCATTACCGACGTTAAGACTCACCTTTCTGAGGGCATGACCATCGATAACCATGTCCTCTATCTCAACGAGAACCATATCGATTGGTGGCTTGCTAACTGCCGCGAGACTTATGGCAAGGATCAGGACTTTACCGGTCCTAACGGCTACAAGAACCGCGTTCCAGACTCTACTATTCAGATTAAGTGGCTCCCATACGAGGGCAAGTCTTGCTGGATGTTTTTGGATGTTCCTGGTAATATTCAGTTCGTGGAGAACCTTCCTGGCGAGATGTTCGCCGTGAAGATGGAGGAACAGATGGAGATGGTTCGTGCCTGGAGTACATGGAAAGAAGGTTGTGGCGCAGCCTTTACCGGTCGCAAGTTCGACAATAAGGCTGCCATGGATGCCAACGATTACGAATTCCAGCAGATCTTTACCAACCTCCCTGCAACTGTTATTGGTGCAGAGATCAACGGTGCAAACGGTTTCTGGCAGATTACAGATGCTGCTACTACAGCAACCGCTATCGAGGATATCACGAACGCGAAGGCTGGCGTAGCTTACTGCATCGAGATTGGTGAGGATGATACTAAACATCAGCTTACCATCGAAAAGAGCGGCAAGTTTGCGAACATTACCGCAGCATGGACTCCTAGCCAGCCTGGCGACTACATCATGGTTATTCTCGGTAAGGACGAGAAGTTCCGTGAACTCGAACGTCGCGTAGGTGGCAAGCGAACCATTAACAAGACTGTTCAGCCTAATGTTCCTGGTGGCCGTTAGTCCTTATTATATATATTGTTAACTCGTAGGTGGGGTACGGCGTACCTCGCCTACATTTTCAGAAAAAATTATGAAGAAAAACAATATTCCAGTACGTTCTCGTACTTATAACCCTAACAAGGGTTATCATTATGCCCAGCATAAGGGCCGTCTTCTCTTCATGACGCTCATTATGCTGCTCGGCATCGTTTCACTTCTGCAGATGTTAGCTGATCCCTCATCTACCTTCGGTGTAGGAGGCACAGGAGTCTCTATGGCTTCGTTCGTTGCGCTGACATCTATTGATGATGTGACAGACCGAGATACCCATGGTTCTGCAATCGCTTACCAGGTAGTATTGGTCCCTACGACTTTAATTGATTTATCGAAGGCCTTCCCTCAGCCAGATAAAGACCGCAAAGTCAAGGCAATGCCGTTTAAGACGGCTGCCGCCGACACCCTGAAGGCTTATCTCTTCGATGCACACGATATTCCTACATTTACGGCTACGACAGAGAAGGGAGATATTACGACATCCGGCGAGAATAACCTGGTAATCATCATGGGTGGCACTCGCGTGGATCTCTATAACTTCATTGAGCAGTATGCTGGCGGTAAGTTTATTATTCTCTATAAGCATGTAAAGGATACCCAATGGTATATCGTCGGCGAACCTGAGCGCCCTATGATTCTCAATAATACAGAAACTAAGGATGATAAGGATGGCCGATATACAACCTTCACCTTCAAGCGCACATCTGTAGACCTTCCTTGTCTGTATGCTGAGGATCCTCTTGGTGTGACAGCTGCCGAGGCTGCCGCTCATTCAGATACGACTCCTGGCACAAAACAGAATACGGCTTCAGGTTCTTCAACTGGTAAGGCTGCAGTTTCTTAATGTTTTCATTTTATTTAATTATTGGTTAATTTCAAAGGTGTGTCGCCACAAAAAGGTGGCGCACCTTTTATAATATATATAAGGTATGATTAGTAGAAGAGAAAAATTACAATTATTTAATAAGCTTAGAGGAGCCGGTCATGCTGAAGCCGACCTTGCTCTCCTGGAGGATGTAAATCCTCGCCATCCTAAACTTACTCGTTTCTCCCGTGACCCGAAACGGTATGCAGACGAAATACTCTACGCTCTTCTGGATGAGTGCGACGAGGAAGATATAGTAGATCATCGAATCTATTTCGAGAAGTTAAATGACGACACCCCAGCCAATGATGAGCAGGGACCGGAAGGCGGTTCAAGTGATACTTCATTTGAAGGAAAGCAGATACCTGCAGATGATTCAAGTAACACTTCAACAGAAGGAGAGCAGGGACCGGAAGACGGTTCAAGTGATACTTCATTTGAAGGAAAGCAGATACCTGCAGATGGTTCAAGTAACACTTCAACCGAAGGAGAGCAGGGACCGGAAGGCGGTTCAAGTGATACTTCAGCTGAAGGAGAGCAGGGACCTGATGATGGCTCAAGTAATACTTCAACCGAAGAAGGAACTCCTGAAGGCGAAAAACAACAGGAATCAGAACAGCCTGATACTGCCGACCCTGGCGAGGACTCAAAAAAAAAGTAGTTCAAAAGGAAGAGGAATATCCTAACATCGACTGGGATAACCTCTATAACGAGGACGTGCAGATGGCGACCGTCATTTATAACGACCGCATCAACACCTGGCGTAAGATGAAGAAACTCGACGAACTCCTTGATAAGAAACCAAAGGCGAACGATGTGGCTGCCATGGCGGAACTCCGCATCCGTAACCTTCAGGCATTCGACGAACTGAAGGCGTACAACGATACCGGCAAGTTTCTGTATAAGCATCCATTGCTGAGGGGCAAGTCTGAATTCAATGAACTCGTGAAGCTCTTCAAAAAGGATCCAGCCGAGTTTCTTCACAAGCACAAGAACGTTCTCGACAATATCAAGCGCTATAAGAGCTACATTAAAAGAGATGATCGCAAGGATAAACGTGCCAGCGACCGTGAGAACCTCCAGCGTCATCAGGAACGTGAACGTATGTTCAAGATGGTGATGGAGCAGTATAGTGACAAATCAGACAAATCAGATAGATAAGATGGATAAGACGGAATTAAAGAAGATTGCGGAAATCTGCGTCTCGATTGTGAAGAACGGAGGTGTACTAGAGCAGGCTCAACTTGAGGCAGACGAAAAGATAGCCGAGTTGGCAGCAAACGGCGACCTCGATGCCATCAAACTGTTGAATGAGCGGATGCAGGATCGCGAAGAACTGAAACTTAGAAAGAAGTTGTTTGGCGTATGAAAAGCGAGATAGAAAAACTGGAGAGCGTTCATCCGGACCTCATTACAACCTTCCTGACTACAGGTGAGGGTAAAGGCATTCCAGAGGACGTGCAGACCTTTCTGAAGCAACTGCAATGGGCTGCCGAAATCTACGAGTATGAACGTAATATTACCCGTGGCGCAAGGCAGCTCAAGCAGCGCATTGCTTCGCTGCAAAAGATAACCCTCGATGTGCGCACCTGCATGACACGCATCAATCAGGCAATATCTTACTTTAATGTAGATTGCAATGTGGCCATAAAAGTCTGGGAGAATGATTTTGCCAACAAGTACGAGGACCTTGCCAAGCTCTGTTCTGCCAAGCGTGACTATAAAATGCAGAAAGCCTGTATGGATCAAGCCCTGGAATGCCGCAGACGTGCGTCCGAACAGGCAGAGGCAGATAGAGATCTCGGAGTTGTGTTCCTCATTACTCCAGAGGTTACCCCGGAAGAACTAGGTTTTCAGAAAAAGAACCTCAAGGAAATTGCCGGCAAGTACAACCGCGGTTTTTATATATCTCTCATCGATGGTTTACCTATCGAGAGTTCGGAAAAGAAACGATTGCTTCGTGATGCTGATATTCAGGAAGCGGAAATAGTGGAGGATTTGAGCGATGAGCCAACTGATTTTGAATGATAATACCCTCGGTGAATTCGAGCATTACTACATGAATAACATGCAGCTGCTTGCCAACATCATCGACCCCAACATGCTTTTTGCCGAGGTTGCCCGTGCCGGAGGTAAGACCGAAGGTGTGACTGGTCCTCGCCTGATACGAGTTGCCAACGATATGCCAGGGGAGCTATCTTTTCTGGTTCACAAAACCTACGTGGCGCTGATGACCAACGTTTGGCCTAACATCCAGGCATACTTCTCTCGTCAGGTAGTAGTGAACGGGCAGCAGAGATCCATGCTGGAATATGGTATTGATTATGTAGTAGGAGAGAGCACGCTACCTTCCCACTTTCGAAAACCCCGATATCCGATAGCTTACGCTAAACATAGCGTGATATTCCGAAATGGCGCCCACCTTCAGCTGGTATCAAGCGACCAGCCGGAATCCGTGGCAGGTAGAAATGCCGTGCACGCCTTCGTGGAAGAAATGAAGCACAACAGCGGAGAAAAACTCAAGACCCGCCTGTTTCCGTCTTTACGTGGAGGTCCAGCCAATGTACGGTGTTCTGCTTATTACGAGGGTGTTACGGGTGTGAGTGATACGGCTCGTGTCGACCTCGGCGAAGATGACTGGTTTGAGGATTATGAAAAGAAGGTGAACCCGAAACTTATCGAGGAGATTGCAACCGTTGCCCTGGAAGTTAACAGAAGTCTCTACCGCCTGTTCGTACTCAAGCAGCAGGAACGAGACTCGAAAGACCCTGTTCTTCTGGAGAAGATGCGCCTTGAGTCTGTTAAGCTCAATGCCTTCGTGGCGAGATGGAAACCTCGTCTGGCAGATATGAGGCGTAATGCCATCTACTATATCCGTGCATCCTCTTTCTGCAATAAGGATATCCTGGGACCGAAGTTCTTCAAGACTCAGTTGGACACTCTTGATACGGACGAGTTCCTCACGGCTATCTGCGCCATCCGCCACAAGGAGGTAACCAATAAGTTCTTTATCAACTACGACCACGCAAAGCATCAGTTCAAGGATAGCTATAAGTATGAGTCCATTCTTCACCTGAATCTGAAGGATAGGTTTATCCTTACGGCAGAGTATCTTCTACATTACGACCCCAATGAACCGCTCTACATGGGATATGACCCTGGCAACTTCCAGTCGCTCATCGTTGCCCAGAAGAAAGATTACGGTAGGCGTCTCGACATCATCAAGGAGTTCTTTGCCTTCCTACCCAAGGATTACAACGACCTCGTGACAGAGGTGCACCAGTTCTTCGGATCAGCAGCCGTCAACAAGACGATTTATCTCTATCCAGACCGTGCCGGCAACAAGCGCAGGGAGGAACGGGAACAGATAACTACCGACTCGCTCAATCTGAAGGCTGCCCTGGAGTCGTATGGCTTCATGGTGATACTCTATAACGAAGATGCGCCAACGATATACCATTGGCAGCAGTTCAAGCTCTGTCAGATGCTCTTTGGTGAACGCAGTCCGCTCCTGCCTGTCATCCGTATAGATGAAAATGAGTGCAAGAACCTCTGCTCTGCCATCATGATATCCCCTCTGAAGAAAACAGACGGAAAGATAGAACTTGACAAGAGTTCCGAGAAGAAGCAGCAGCTCAAGAACCAGGCAGGACTCACTACGCAGCTTCCTTCAGCCATGATTTACCTGCTTTACGGTCTTTATTCTGATGCCGTGAAGGCGGAATTAAGCACATATCCTACCGATTTACCGGACAATTTCGAGATATAAACGCAGGATAATGCTGCATTTCTGCAGTAATAATTTTCACGGGCATATCAATAATTTACGGAAAATGAAAGGGTATAAATGCTAAAATGCTGATAATCAGCCCAAGCGGACCGGCTGGGAGAAAAACTCCCAAAAACACCTCACCCAAACGTGCACGCACCGCTGGGAAGGGAAAGAGAGGTGCAGGCCTTACGATTTCCGGAAATATGACGGGGAACAGGTGCAGCCGGTCTTTTGCAGGGCAATAATTTTTCGCTATCTTCGCATCATTATGAGCAAGACAAGTAAGAACATCATCATGGATGGCATCACGGCACTCCAGTGGGCCAGAGAGATCAGTAAGCTGCCCGATGGGGAGTTTACCTTGGTTTTCTTTCCTTACTCCAGGGCGAGAGGTGAGGCGAGCGCAAAGCTTCAGGTGCGCCGGCATTGCAAGTATCGAACTCAGTTGCCGAAGGAGCGGTTCGCCATTGATGGAGAGAACTACCTTCTCTATACAGACGAAGATGGAGAGCCAAAGATGTGCTATAGAATCCTCATCAGGTACATGGGCTTTCCTCAAGATGGATACAAACTTCACAAAATAAATTGGTTATAATTGGTTATGAAAGAATACGAAATTGATATGTATGGCAACGCCGGCATCTACCTTGCCGATGGCAATACCTTCACCTTCCAGCTAGGTGAAGGCGACTCCATCTTTGGTGCAGACCAGCTCTTCCAGTCACCACTCCTGGAGTCTCCATTCGGTGGTACGTTCTGGATGCAGCAGCATCACTATCTTGGCATACAGGGATATCAGGTGTTGATGCGTGGCTACAACAACCAGCAATGCGACGAAGTGACCAAGGAGATCAAGGAGAACCGACTGCTCCCTCGTCTCTATTCTAAGGAGATTAAAATGCTCTATGGTCACGGACTCGCCGTGTACAAGCAGGCTATTGAGAACGGTAAGCTGGTACGCAAGTACGAGGAGCAACCAGAAGTAATGGAATGGCTCGACTCCTGGAGCTCACGCGGCATCCCTTCAGTCGAGGAGTTCTGCAAGACCTGTATCAAAAACTTCTATTACTTTGGAGACTTCTTCGTTAAGTGGCGCTTCACCCGAGGCAAGGTGATAGGTATGGGCAAGCCGGTTGCTGCCCTCGAAGCCATGGAGAACCGTTACTGCCGACTGGCAACTACCCGCCAGGATGTTGCTTCAGAATTGATTTCGTACGGAGACTTCAAACAGGTTGTAGTAGGGCGATTCTCCTATGGCTTATCGAGTTACTCGGTTTATCCTAAGTTCAGCTTTAACGAAGTTGACAACTACCGGTATGCTGCGATCTCTCATCACAGAGAGAAATCAGTAGACGAATTCTATGGCGCCAACGAGACGCATCAGGGAGCTCGCCCGTACATCCAAGGTAGTAACAAGACAGCCCGATACATTAACAGTTTTCTGAAAAACTCACTTGCTGCAAAGGTGCATGTCATTATTCCTAATGCCTGGATCCAGAGCAAGCGCACCCAGATGACCAAGCTCTGCGAGGAGAACAAGCGACGCAAGGCAAAGGGCATGGAGTTACTGAAGTATAACGGTATCGATATTGGTACAGACTTCAAGGAGTCGTGCATGGTCCGGTATGTTCGTGACGAGGTACGCAAGTTTAGCACTTATTTGTCAGGTGCAGACAACCAGGGCAAAGGTTTCTCTTCCATCTCATTCATGGATGCGCAGGGACACGAGCAGTCGTGGAAGGTGGAGACCATCGACCTCAAGTACAAGGAATATATCGAGGCGCTCATCTCCTACGACAAGCGTACCGAGCAAGCCCTGCTGTCTTCGGTAGGTCTCGATGCAGCCATATCTGCAGTAGATAAGGATGGCGTCATCTCGAAGAGTGGAAGTGATACCTATTATAATTATCTCATCTACATCATGTCGCTCACCTCAGAGGACGAAGTCTGCGCAGAACCGCTCAACTGGGCGTTGCGCATGAACTTCCCGGAACTCTACAAGCAGGGCTGCAGACTCGGGTTCTATCGCGAGGTCCCACAACGGCAGGAAGATATAACACCATCCCAACGACTTAACCAGCAACAGGTATGAACAAGAAATTTCAACTCAATCAACTCTTCGCCAGTTATGCGCAGTTCTGCAACTGCGCACCTGGTGCAGATACAAGCGCCGACTTCGACAGCCTTCAGGGTTCTGCCGTAGCCGCACGTAAGCGTATTGTTGCCATTATCGGCAACAATACGTTCTCTGATATTGTGAGCATCGAAGAAGAAGAGAGTGGCATCAAGGATTTTCTCCGCGCTGCCATGGCGAACCTTACGCTAGCTACCCAGATTATCTTCGATGCCGTGAACCGCAGAAAGAACGATATCAATCTCTACAAGTACGAAATGGAAGGCATGAAGCGCTCCTACATGGAGAACTACTTTAATGCGATGGATTCGTTGATTTCCGAACTTACGGAAGAGATAAGTGCCGATGATCCTGCCGATATCCGTCTTGCCATGGAAGACTGGCGCAAGACCAATTACTACAAGATGCTCAGTAAGCTGAAGGTAGATACTGCCGATGAATTCGATGAAATTTATCCTATCGACCTCTCGTATCTCTTCTTCTTCCGCTGTGTTCCTCTTCAGAAGGAGGTGCTCGACGAAAGCATAGGCGCCTACTTCGACCGACTCGAACAGGGAGGAGAAGACCAGACGTTTGCTGAGTTTGCCCAGAAGGCGCTGCCTATGCTCAAGCGTGCTCTGGTAAAGAAGACCGTGGCGAAGGCTCTCAGACGTTTCGATATCCTGGAGTTCCCTGCCACCATCCGCAACCTCTTCGATGACAATACCGCCACCCGCTCAGGCAGCGACGAGGCAAGCCGTGCACTCCAGCTCGCCACGCAGCTAGACGGGGAAGTGGAAGATCTGCTGCATAATGTGGATATGCTCCTCGATGCTCAGGAAGGAAACGATTTCCTATCCTTCTCTGCCGAGAACCGTCCGGACGACAATATGTATTTAATGCCATAAGCTTATGAAAAAGACGATAACAGTAAGGGCAAACGGAATAGAGCATGAAATTCCGAACTCGTGGGAACTACTCACTTCTGACCAATATCTGAAGCTGGTGGAACTGCTTTCTCTCATGGAGAGTGGGCAGTTTTCCCCAGGCGCCGTGAAATGTCTGTTCCTCTGCTACATGAAGGGATGGAACCTGAATAAGATTAAGCGCGATGAGCGAACTCTGGAGAACTTCATGTCTATAGCCAGTCAGCTTTCGTTCATCTTCCAGGAGAAAGATGATAAGTTCGTGCTCGATCTCTGTTTCTGCCGGCAGCAGTTGCCGATTGTCTTTATCGACAAGAAAGCCTATTATGGTTACGAGGTCAATACAGATTTCAAGTCGCTCACCTGTTCGCTCACGGCCCTTCAGTATATCGAAGCGCGCCAGCTGCTCGATATGGGCGAGGAAAGTCTTCCTCTGCTGGCTGCGATACTCTACTTCGACAAGAAAGTATATTCTTCGGAAGAGGCGCAGAAACTCGCTCTGAAGTTCAAGAAACTGCCTGTCAACACACTCCGGGCGATAGCCTTGAACTTTACTGCAGTAAATAATTTCCTCTTCTCGAAGACTGAATTTTCCCTGCTCACCAAGTTCATACCCAAGGAGGGCAGCAGTATTACTACCGATGCAACCGATGCGCTCTACGATCTCTCCAAGGATGGACTGGGTAATGCCAGTCAGGTAGAACAACTGAACGTGCTTACCTATCTCCGTATTCTCAGGAAGAAGACCATCGAGGGAGTGAAGAGCCTGAAGGCTACCGGTATGGAGTTGGCCAAGATAGCAGACGAGGTAGGGTTACCTCTGGAGATAGTTAAAAAGATTATATAACTAAGGCAGGGAAACACTCTCTGCGACAAAATTATAAAAGCCTATGTTATTGGATTTATTCGAATATTTCGCCAAATTTCCTGCTACTGCAGGAGTTACGAAGGGTATTGCCAACAAGGGCGAGAGCAGTATGGAAGAATATGCTACCGTGCTCAAGGCAATCAAGGATATGCCCGAGAAAGAATTGGTTCCGGAGATAGAAAACTACGTTTACGGCCAGTCGTTCGACGAACTGAAGCAACGCATCGATAAGCTTACCGGTTCCTTCCTGTTCGTAGATTACGGAGAAGTGGATATGCAGAGCGATGGGCGCCGGAGTTTCCAATGTACCCAGCGTATAGCCGTGACTGTAGCGATGAAGTTATCTGCCCATGCCGATATGCTCGAACGAGTCATAGCCAACGACCGCACCCTTCAGATGCTTTCGAAGGTTCACGCGCGCATCATGGCAGATGTGGAGACTGAAGGACTCTACTGGATGGACCGGGAGAGCGTTACTACCTGCGAGATTATTCCGTTCGTATCTGCAGAACTCCAGAGCTACGGCTGGACCCTCATGCTATCTGCCACAGGTGCAGATATCCTCGATGTTCACCGGATGTCGCGAGATATGGCACGCTAGCGTCCTTTGCGGTTCCGGAATATTTGCGTAATTTTGCAATGTCTAAAAAACATAAGGCCGAAATGTTATGAAACAATATAAACGAAATATACCGATGATAGCAATCACCTCGCTCCCTCTGACCGCTGTGTCGGAAGGGTTCCAGTATGTGTATCAGGACTGGGAATTCGCCAAGTGGATAGCGATAGCCGTCTCTATCGATACCTTCCTGGGTGTGTGGAAACATCTTATTCACAAGGATGCGTCTAGCGAATCCTTCTTCTCCAGGTTCACGAAGAAGATTGTAATCTACATCTTCCTGATGATCCTGAGTAATTTTGCAAGTCATGCCACCGTAGAGGGCTCTACCGTTGGCGCGATGCAATGGATAGGAACCTATATCTGCGTGTTTATGATGGTACGCGAGATATTCTCCATTATTGAAAACATACAGGCTATATATCCGATATTCCCGAGGAACTTCGTAAAGCACATGAAGGACTTTAACGACAAGGGAGACTACATCGGCGGCGGGCCTATCAACTTTTCGGAAAAAGATGCGCCCGATGATGCATAATTAGGTATACATTATTATAATATATATAAAGGTATGGCAAGTAAAGCTCAATTAGCCTTCGCCCGTCAGGTGTACGCTGCGGCCGTGGAGGCAAAAACAGAAATAGATCCCGCCTTCGTTACTGCCCAGGCGATGCTTGAGACAGGATGGGGCGCCAGGGTTATCGGTAAGGCTAACCTCTTTGGTATTACCAAGGGCAGTCAATGGGACGGAGATATCGTCATGGTGAAGACTCACGAATATTTCAAGACTCCCAAACAGAAGTTCAAGGAGCCAGACCGCATCGTCTCCGTATGCAAGGTTGCCGGCAAAAATCTCTGGTATTATACCGTGATGCGTGCCTTCAAGGATTTCGACTCTATTGGCGACTGTCTGAAGGAACATGAACGTCTCTTCCAGAAGCCGGGCTATAAGGATGCCTGGCCATACCGCAAGGACCCGTTCAAGTTTGCCCAGAAGATATGCGACGCGGTAGGGTGCAAGTACGCTACAGCTCCTACGTACCTCACCACTATTACCTCGATTATCAAGACAATCCAGCGGAAGTGTGTATAGATTTTAAGTATTTTTGTTGTTATTTGTTGTTAGTGTGAATAGGTTTATAGGTTTTATTAAGGTTATTTTTCTAGTGCTGATTCCGCTCGCCCTGGTTGTGGCATTCAAGGAGTGTCACGACCTCAGAGGCGAGTCGGAGCGCACGAGAGAGAATCAGGATGTACTCCTTCACAACGGCAGGGTAGAGATAGGACGGACGCAGTCAGGCAGGCCAAGAGCTTCCGTGCAGGCGATCACGTTGAAGACGTCTGATCTGAAACGCAGTCCGGACTCTCTCCTTGCCGTTAATAAGAAGGAACTCAAGATAAAGAACAGCCGGATCGTGGCGGCAGCTACAACCTCTACCACCACCAGGGTAGACGTAAAGGCAGCCATCCGGCCGGTTCCTCACGATACATGCAGTCGGCTTCTTTCCGGTTCCTACCGACCGCCCGACGTCTCGCAGACGGTTTCCTGGAGCGATCCATGGATAACCCTGCGGGGCGAAATCGAGGGCGACAGCATGCGGGTGCATATCGAGAGTCGCGATACCCTTCAGATGATTGTTCATCGTGTGCCGAAGAAGTTCCTCTTCTTCCGCTATGGGACCAAGGGTGTCCGAATGGATGTGGTGGGCCAGAACCCGCACTCCCGGCTCTCTTATCCAAGGATTATCATGTTTAAGAAATAGTTTAAGCGTTTATAGGTATGTGTAGTTAGGCTGAATTTTATATTAGATGTATCTTTTTTATACTCATGATTATTAGTTACAGTTATGATCTTCTAACATTGCACAAGCGTGTGTTCTAATTCTCATATGGAAATCTATCGTTCTTGTTGTAGAGTACGGTTTTCCAAGTTTATAAAGTTATCAAAATTATCAGGAAGCCCCGGTGCGAGATGCATCGGGGCTTTTTTCTTGCTGTTTTCTGAAAATAATCAGCAAAATGTTTGATGGTTCCAGATAAAAGTGCTATCTTTGCAGGCGTAATGATGACATTGAACTAAGGTTGCGTGCAGATTGAGCAGAGTTTGTACATAACAAGTGAAAAGAAATACAGCTGTGTGGCTCGTGCTGAAGGACTGCTCTCCGGATGCACGAGCCCTTTTTTATGATTATGAGACCAACAGACGATGACGACTGGATTCCTCAGCGTGGAGGTGGAGACGACCGCTCAAATGGCGGAACCGTGATACATCCCAAGAGCAGAGGCTAGAAACGAGATGACGGTGATGATGGTGGCTACGATAACAGTACACTTGATCACCGTCATCGCTTTTTCTATATGGTCGCAGCGGTTGGCAAGAATACTCCTGTTGCGGTCGATGATTTCCTGGTTATAGCTGATGGCATCGAGCAGGGTATTGACGGAGTATATGGCGTTCATCTCTTCCTGGTTATGCCCATTCTTCAGAAGTCTGTCGATGTTTTCCTCCTGTATCATGTTCCTGGGCTCGTTGCCTGTATGCCTGAAAGGGTGAATCCATAGAACCTGGTTTATCATAATGTATAGCGCAATAAAGATGCCTGCCCACAGAACAGCAGCGGTAGAAAGTTGCCATAAAGACGGGCTGGAGAATACAAACGCCGTGAGGGCGATGAACACCGTGAGCAGGAATCCTGCCATGGTGTAGGCGCGATCGGTAGATTTGCGGAGCTGCTCAAGCGTGCTGCTTGCCAATCTGTCTGAGCGCTCCAGGATGATGCGAGCTGTATGCTCGTTCAGGTTCTTGCGAACCTTGCCGGTTATTATCTTTTCCATACCTTATATATATTAATAGGTGAAACATTTCTTTTCTGCAAAGATACACTTTTTCCCGCTCATTCTCTACCTTTTCATGAATAGAAAGCTTAAACATAGTTAATACTACGATTTTTCGTATAAAATATTTGGCTACTACGAAAAATAGTAGTATCTTTGCATTGTCTTAAAATAAAACGATATGAAGAAGATTTTAGTAACAGAAAAAGAGGAAGAACTGATAGAAGCTATCAGAAATTTCCGGAAGTCATACCCTAGAGGTAACCCACAGTTATTATGGTACGCTCAGCAGCTGTTTGATGAGCTGATTGAGCCACCAGAGTATTACACCAAGTATTAACAACGCTCTCCCTTCGGGGAGGGCATTAAAAAACATAAGATTATGGAAGTAACAATGAAGCAGGCTAAGGACAGCACAGTAAAGCAGCGCATACAGGATATCCAGATGACGGTATCATGGCGCGAGATAGCACATACTTATTTCGGAAAATCGGCATCATGGCTTTATCATAAGCTCGATGGCATCGACGGAAATGGTGGTGTAGGTGGTTTCACCGAAGAAGAGAAGGTAATGCTCCGTGGAGCACTTTGCGATGTTTCCAATCGCTTGCGTGCGGCTGCGGACAGAATATAATGAGGCTGGGGTCATCGTTCCCCATAAGACAGAAGTCGCCATAGCCTTGTGGCGCATCAGCCCCGGTGCAGCAACGCATCGGGGCTTTTCATTCTCATTTTCAAGTTTTTTGTGTTAAATACCCGCTTTCGTTTGTTCTGTTCAGAAAATAATAGTATATTTGCACCGTGAGAATTAGTAACAGAACGCGGACACTCAAAAATAAGGAAGATATGAGAATACTTAATAATTTACTGGAAGGGTTGATCAGCTTGGGAAGACTGGGCGGAGACAACAGCCTGTTCAACGATTATCTGAAGGGCGATAATGCTTCAGATCTGAGAAAGGACTGGGAGGCCATCGGTAATGATATGAGAAAGGTTATGAACTTAAAGCAGAAGTCGGCTTATGTCAGATAAGAAAGAATGTAGCGGAGAGATGATTCCTGCCAATATCAACGATATCCTGGAGGAACTTCCGGAAGACAAGCGGAAGGTGATTGTTTCTACGATGCTCGCCATTGAGGAGCGGTCGTACAGCGGACCTCTTCCTTCGCCCGAAGATTTCAAGGCATACGAGCAGACGCTGAAGGGTTCCACCGACCGCATCATGTCGATGACCGAGAAGCAGGTAGATCATCGCATCGATATGGAGAAGACCATTGTGAAGAAGAAGTTTTTCCAGAGCACGCTGGGGCAGGTTCTTGCCACCATACTCATCCTCTTCTTCGGTTTTATATCCTATAGCCTTGCCATGAATGGCCATGATACCGTGGCCGGCATTATAGGCGTAACCACCGTAATAGGTCTTGCTGTGGTATTCGTATTGAATAAGATTCCGCCGATTTATCAGAAAGGCGAACAATAACATATCAGCCCCGGTGCAGCAATGCATCGGGGCTTTTTCATTCCCCAAATCACCCCGATTTTATGCTCTACAGCATATTTAAGTGTTAATTATTCTCATCGTGAGAAAATTTTCCGATTTTTATTTGGCGGTTCCGGATTTTCTTCTTACCTTTGCCAACGCTAATAAGAAGATTGTAATCAATCCGGCTGGGTGACCGTTATCGCCTATGGCTTCTAGCCGCAGGCTTTTTTTATGCCTAATCGGGAAAAATATTTTTCCTAACTGGGAAAATATATTTTCCTAACTGGAGAAATTATTCTCGCAATAAATGGCGGCTGCATGAACCGTAAGAATTGAAATATCCATCCGGATGAGTCATCTTCTTATTAGCAACGGGGAATGCAGCCGCCACCCTTTTTGTACAATCGGCTGTTAATGCTAATAAGAAGATGCAATATGCAGAATTCTATTTTAATTAGTGATGCTCAGGTGCGCCCTGCAGGCATCAGCGTAAAGGAGGGCATCAAGGCCCTCAAGTGTGAAATCAGGAAGCTCGCCAAGACCAGGAGCGAGACCTTCTCCTACCTTTGCGGGGAGGCGGTTACGTATGGCGAAGTAGCTATGACCATGGCAGGTTTCTTCGCCTTCATGGCAGTAGCTGTATTAGGTGGCTTTCTTATGGGAGGGGAGGTGATGTAGCTATGGATAAGATTGATATGCTTAAAGATGTAGCTGAACGCCTTGCCGAGTACAAGATGTTCTATCCCGACACTACGATTACCCGTGTAGGTCTCGCAGACAGCAATTTTATCTCTCACAAGGATTGTCTGGAGCTGAGCAAGATGGTATGCCACATGACGCATAGCGGACTGCTTCAGTTCAAGATATTCAAGAACAGAATGTACATCTTCAAGTCGAGAGAGTTTCTGAAGGTGGCAGACGGTTTCAAGAAGGGAGCCAAGGTAAGGTTCCATGATCCCCGCACGCCCGATGACCACCGTGAGAGCGTAATTCTTGCCGACGGGCTGCGCTATGATGGCGGCATTCCTTTCATCTGGACTGAGGGCAGCGATGCCGACTGTTTCATGGAGTGCAACACCTTCGCGGTATATTGGCGCCCGGTAGAGGAGGACGGAAAATAACTGTCTTTTTCAGGTTGGAGAAAAGTGAGTAATTTTGCAGTATAAATACTATCATTTATTGATTATGGATACAGACAGGCAAAATAACTACACAGGCTATCTAGGCTATTTATCATCTTGCGGGGCAACCTATCGCAAGATAGGGCTTGCGGCAAAATACGTCCTCATCTTCCTTGAGGAAGCTGACGAGTTAAGTCGCAGGGGCTACCGGAGGTACAAGCAGGCTCATGCTTCAGAACTCTCCACCATGCCCGGTGCCACCGATGCCATCCTCGACTTTCTGTCGTTCATCGGTGTGGGCTACAGCCGGGCGAAGCGCAAGGTGAAATCGCTGGAGAAGAAAGAAGATATCTGTGCCCGAAACGAGAAGAAGGTGAACGAGTTCATCGAATGGCTGGACACAGAGTCGGATGCCAGCGAACGCACCCGTGAAACCTACCGTTTTGCTATCAGGAGTTTCTTTTCTTATGCCGACGAGTTCAGCCAGGAAAACGTGAAGCGGTTCCTGAAGACGCTGGAAGAGCAGAAGATGAAGCCCGCCACCATCAACAACCGCATGTGCGCCCTGGTGAAATACTCCAAGTTTGCGAAAAAGCCCATTTCCGTGAAAAGGGTTAAAACTCAGCGCAAACTCTCTACAGACAATATACCTACGGAGAAGGAGTATCAGGCGCTGCTGGCTTATCTGAAGCAGAAACCCAACCGGGACCCTTACTACTGGCTGAGGATTCTTGCCACTACAGGCCTTCGCCTGCATGAGTTCATGAAGCTCTCGTGGGAGGATGTAGCCAATGGGGAGGTGGTTCTGAAGGGTAAGGGCAGCAAGTTCCGCCAGGTGTTTTTTCAGAAAAGCCTTCAGCAGGAGGTGAGGGAGTATATGAAGGAGACGGGCAGGACGGGTCATCTCTGCATGGGCAAGTATGGTCCCATGACCGACAGAGGTTTCTCTGAAAGACTGAAGAGTTGGGGCGACCATCTGGGCATAGCCCGTAGCAAGATGCACGCCCACGCCTTCCGCCACTTCTTTGCCAAGCAGTATCTCAAGAAGAACAAGGACGTGACGCAGCTTGCCGAACTCCTTGGCCATAATAGCTTAGACACAACAATGATTTATCTACAGAAAAGTCATGACGAACAAAAAAGAGACTTTAATAGAAATGTTACGTGGTAACATAGCGAACGTTCATGCAACTTGTGATTTATTCAAGGATGTGAGCATCTACGATGATACCGGCCATGTAGATTTATCCTTCTTAGAGTTAATGTTGAAATTGCTCAACGAAGTGAAATCTGCAGAGCTGTGTCTCACCCGGAAGCTTTCCTATCTGCTTGCTCCTGACTTCGCAGACGAAACCGAGGGCAAGTCTTCCGGCAAGCAGGACGGGAAGAAGCTGCCAGCAGAGGAAGTCCTCAAGCAATGTACGTTCAAGGACAATATACTCTATCTGCCCAATGTGCAGCTGAGCAAGAAGACCTATGCCGACGTGAAGCTCTGGATAGAGGAAGCCGGCGGCAAGTGGACGGGCGGCAAGGTGCAGGGCTTCAGCTTCGACTTCGATGCCACCCGAGTGGCAGGCATACTGATGGAGGGCAAGCGGTGCAATCTGGCCAAGGACTTCCAGTTCTTTGCCACGCCACCCGAGGTTGCCGACTGGCTGGTATCGCTGGCAGGCGATTTCAGTCCCGACTGCAAGGTTCTGGAGCCTAGTGCAGGAACAGGATCCATCATCGATGCCATCCACAGGGTGCAGCCGGACGTGGTAGTAGATTGCTACGAGCTGATGCCGGAGAATAAGGAGAAGCTTTCCAAGCTGGATCATATCCGCCTGCTAGGCGACGACTTCACCCAGGCAGAGCACCTTTCGGAGTACGACCTGATAGTGGCCAACCCTCCCTTCTCGAAGAACCAGGACATCAGGCACGTGATGCAGATGTACCAAGATCTCAAGCCCGGCGGAACCGTGGCAGCCATTACTTCAAGGCATTGGCAGCAGGCTTCTGAAAAGGTATGTAAGGATTTCCGCGCATTCCTGGAAGAAGTTTCCGCCCAGGTTTACGAGATAGAGGAAGGCGCCTTCAAGAAGAGTGGTACGGGCGTGGGAACTATCGCTATCGTGATTAATAAGAAATGAGTGAAAAATAGCCAAACATCACTCATATGTTTGTCCTTTGACACACAGCAAAGATTTCGTACCTTTGCACCGTGAGAATTTTAACACAAAAAGAATTATGAGACAAATTAAGAACAAACATCGCAGGCGCACGCATCTGCTTGTTAATGTAGTACTGAGAACGTCCTGGTTTCAGTACACCGGCCGTCAGATGGGTCCGAACAAAACCGAGACAATGTGCTGGCTCGACAAGAACCGTAGAGGAAGAATCCGCTGTTACAATGACCGGAAAAATGACCGTGCCATCATCGTCTGGCTCGACGGCAGGTATTACTCAGCTCCTAATACGCGGGGCATATACCTGGAGAGAATCAGCATGAACATGGCAGAGTATAAACGATTAAATTCACATTAATAAATTATGAGTACCAATCAAGAACAGAATATCAATACTCAGGCAGCAGCCGAGGTAATGACCACCGACGAGTTTCATCGTCAGCTAGTAGAGAACACAGAGGCTATTAATAAGGAACGTGAGGAGTATGAGCATAAGCGCTCAGAGCTTCAGAAGGACCTCGATGACCAGAAGACCTTCTGCCAAGGCGCCAACCGCGAGCTTCAGCAACAAAAACTTGCGTTTAAAATGCTTGTCAACGGCAAGCAGAAAATATTCGAGCAGACAGAGTGCAACATCCGCGAAACCCTCAGCCAGGCGAACAAGGAATTCAATGAGAAGTATGCTAAACTGAAAAGCGAGCATTCTCTGAAAAACCTGCAACTTCAGAATGAGCGCCACAAGATTTTCGAGGCTTACCGCAATTCGGGGGGGCAAACCTTGCCGAAGACTCTCAGCAGATGTACCCGGAAGGATGGTGCCGGCCAAGGCCTAAAGATGGAGGAGTAGAATAATGGGACAGAAGAAAAAATATTCAGTTGGTATAGATAAAGTCTGCGAAGGTACCGATACAGAACTTCGTGGCGACTTGAAGTCATTCGGAACCATCCAGAAGGTTACCAAGGAGCTAGGCGAGTGGCAGGAACAGAGCGATAAGCGCGCCTACTTTCTGATAACCGCCGACGTGACTATGGATGGTAATCTCAACCTGGCTGTCGGCGGAGGCGGCGATGATAAGATACTCGCTTTCATGATGCATGGAGCCATGAATGCCAACGAGAACCTGCAGAAGGCTCTGTACACGGCTTGCAAATTGCAGGATGAGATTGATATAGATAACAATAGTAACAACTAATTTTTAAGCAGATTATGGAAAATCAGAATAAAAATGCTGCAGCTAAGGTTGCAGCCAACATAGCAGAAGAAAGAAAGCACCCTATCTTCGAGGAGTGCGAAGTAATGGTTGCCGGCAAGCCGGCACGTGAACACATGCTCAGCATGAACGGCATGTACATCTCGGGCATTACCGACGAACAGCTCAAGGAGATGCACGAGAAGCTGGGCAAAATGCTCTCAGGGAAATAGAAAATAGTTTTCTAATTTATCATGTAATTAAGCTTTTTAATATTCAAAAGAGTCAGATCTCTAATTAAGGATGGCTGCCCGTGAGGGTGGCCATTTTTTCTGGAGCATAAATTTGGTTTTTCAGAAAAAGTGGTGTATCTTTGCACCCGAGAATTAGTAATACATTAAAATATACAGCTTATGGGACTGATAACTTATATACAAGGCTACTCCGCCATTATAGCGGTAGTACTGATGCCTTTCCTGGTTAAGAGCAGAATTCCCGCCTACTGGGTACTCTACCTTCTCTTCTGCACTATTCTTACACCCTTCATAGGGTATCCTCTATATCGGATCTGTATCCTCAAGAGATAGGGTGTAGTCCTTTGCCCTTTGTCTGTCTGTTACTATATTTGCATTACTAATTAGTAATGTATAAGAATATGGTAACAGACAGTCTTGTTAAAAAGAAATTCGTTCACGAGACTCTTCAGGCAGGCATCCTGAAGATATACTCCACCCAGGAGAACGTGGTGCGTAATCACTACCAGCGCCGTACCGGCCGATTGCTCACCACGCTTTCCGCTCACTCGTTCGACAGTCAGATATCGGGCGAGAACCGCACCGTCTTCGTGCGCATCCTTCCTTATCTCCGTTTTCTGGATATGCAGTACCGGCAGCGAAATGACCGTGTCAGCAAGTTCAAGCGCCGAAATCTCGCGCTCTATAACCGCGTGGTCTGGGGTGTGCTGTATCACGAAACATTCCCTAAGCTTCGCTATGGTTTCAACGACGAAGTACGGAACAGCATACGTCAGGAACTGGAACAATCACTCAACCCACAAAAATAATAAGTTATGGCCAACAAACATTTAACGGAAGATGAAATCCGATATACCGTAGATGTGAAGACTGCCGATGCGCAGAAAGCCATCTACACCCTGGAGCAGCAGAGCAAGAAACTGCGCTCAGAGAACAAGGCGAGACTCAACCAGATGATCAGTCTTGAGGCAGCCGGAAGAAAAGAGTCGGAAACATACAGAAACCTGAAGAAGCAGTACTCCGAGACCAGCAAGGAGATCCGCACGCTTACCAGTCGGATAGGCGAGCAGACAAGCAAAATCGATATCCTGGATATGAGCATGGTGCAGCTGAAGAAGCAGCAGAAAAGCCTGCAGAAGGAATTGGATAATACCGTGCAGTCGCTCAATCCGGAGGCCTATGGCGTACTGGAACAACGCCTGAAGGATGTTTCCGGTCGTATCTCAGAACTGAAGCAGAACGCCAAGAGTTTTGGAGAACTTGCATCTGATGATACCGTGAATGGTGTGCTTCTGGGTAATATGCTGACCAAAGGTGCAGAGCTCTTTGGAGAAAAAGTGAGGGAGTTCACGGATTCCATCGCAGAGCTCGTTAATGGCGGTCTTGAGATGGCAGAGCAGGCAGACGGTGTGACCAAGGCATTCAATGACTTGAACCAGGAAGGCCTGCTGGATAATCTTCGCAAGGCAACCAAGGGAACCGTAAACGATGTTCAGCTGATGACGGCTGCCGTACAGGCTAACGATTTCCGCATTCCGCTGGAAGACCTGGGCAAGTATCTGGAGTTTGCCCAGCTGAAGGCACAGCAGACTGGCCAGTCTGTAGACTACATGACCAACAGCATCGTGACCGGTCTTGGCCGCAAGTCTCCTCTGATCCTCGATAACCTGGGAATCTCTGCAGCAGAAATCTCGGAGAAGACCAAGGAGACGGGCGACTTCATGAAGGCTGTGGCAGAGATTGTAGATACCCAGCTGGCTGCGGCAGGAGAGACCTATATCAGCGCAGCCGACCGGGCAGCCCAGAAGACGGTAGAACTGCAGAACGCCCAGAAGGCTCTGGGCGACGAAATCCTCCCGCTCAAGGAACAATGGGATGACGCCTATGCAGATATGCAGCTGAACACCATCAGTCTCATTTCCTGGTGCGTAAAGCATCAGGGCGTAGTGAAGACGCTCGGCATCTTGCTCACAGCCTTCACGGTTGTAGCGATTGCCACCAGCAACGCCATCAAGACGAATATCGTTGTAACCAAGGGCGCTGCCGCAGCCCAGCAGGCATGGAACGTAATCTGCGCTACAGGGACCGGACTCATGAAACTGCTGCAGGCGGGCTTCTACCTGCTCACGGGCAGGGTGACGCTTGCCAAGAATGCCTGGACCGCCATGAATGCAACGATGAAGGCAAGCGTCTTCGGGCTGATTACTGCAGGAGTAGCTGCACTCTCCCTGAAGTTATGGGATATGCACAAAAAGCAGAAAGAGGCAGCAGCTTCGGCCAAGGAACTGGAAACCATGGAGCGAGACCTAAATGCCCAGGTGAACGAGCAGACCGCCAAGGTGAAGCAGCTCAATGAAACCATGCGCAACGAGAAGATCTCCATGGACCGCCGTAAGGAGGCTCTCAATGAACTCAAGAAGATTATTCCAGGTTATAATGGTCTGCTCTCTGAAGAGGGCAGACTGACAAGGGACAACAAGAGTGCCATTGATGACTATCTCGTTTCTCTGGAGAAGGAAATCAAACTGAAGGCATACAAGGATAAGCTTGTGGACCTGTATAAGCAGAAAAGCGACCTTGAGGATAAGAGAGACGAGCAGGATAAGACTTATCATGATGCAAAAACAGACAACATCCTTCATCCACAGAATAGTTTTATCAGAGGTGTCTCTAAGTTCTTCGGCACAGATACGGAAACGAATGCCAAGAAGGCGCTCAACAATACCGAGCAGCAGATAGACCGCGTAAACGGAAAGATAGACGAGCTGAACTCCAAGATTGCGGATATCGGTATTGTAACTCCTAAAAAAGCCAGAGGAAACGGCGGTGGCGGCGGTGGCAGAACGGGCAATCATACCGGAACCACAAACACCACCTCCAAGCCTAATCCTGATGATATCGCATCGAATAGATTTTCTGAAAACCGACAGGCTGATATCGATGCAGCCAATCAGGATTACCAGCAGGACCTCAACAACTGGAACATGGCTCTCGCTCAGAAAAAGGTATCTCAAGAGAAGTACGACCTCGCCATGCAGGCTCTGAAGACTCAGCATACCGCCAACATTCTCGCCATCGAAACCTCGTATAGCGAGCAGTCGCAGAATATCGGAATTGCGGATGGCGCAAAGAAGAAATCACTCCAGGATAAACAGCAGGCGAACCTACGGGCTGCAGAACAGGCTCATTTCGAGCAGCAGGTGGCAGTAGAACAGGCTTATCAGGACGCCCTGGCAAAGGTGATGGAGCAAGGAGAGACGCAGCAGGAACTGACCCTGGAACAGCAACGCGACCAGAAACTGGAAGTTCTGAAGGGATATTATCAGGCTGCGCTCAATATGGCCAAGCAGAACGGGGAAGATACTACCCAGCTGGAGAAGGCATATAAGGATGTGCAGACCCAGATAGAGGCGGAATATACTGCCAAGCATAATGAGCAGCTTGCCCAACAGGCCGACAAGGAGAAGCAGGCTAGGCAGGCTCTCGGTTTCGACCAGCAGAGTGAATACGACCGACAACTGGAATTACTTCAGCAGGCACTCGACAACCAGTATATCACTCAGCAGGAATATGAGGAGAAAGTGCAGCAGCTGAAGAGAGATTCCTTCATGAAGCAGGCTCAGTACTATACAAACCTCTTCAGTAATGCCGTGACTTCGCTGCAGAATGCCGAGATGGCGAACGTGGATGCCAAGTATGATGCAGAGATCAAGGCTGCCGAGGGTAATACGGCACTCCAGGAGAAACTGGAGAAGAAGAAAGCTAACGAGAAACTGAAGATACAGAAAAAGTATGCTGATGTGAACTTTGCTATGCAAGTGGCTCAGATTGTCTCCAATACTGCAGTATCTATCATGAAGGCACTCGCCGATTTGGGACCTATTGCCGGACCTGTTGCTGCAGCCCTGATGGGTGTGACGGGTGCAGCTCAGTTGGTTGTGGCAAATGCAGAGCGCCAGAAGGTGAAGCGCATGACCCTCAACGGAAGCGCCAGCGGTTCTTCTTCGGTAGGTTCCCGTGTGGCAAGCGGACGCGAGAGTGGTGGACGTATCGATGTAGAGCGCGAGCAGGATGGCAAACACTTTAACGCCGAGTATGCACCAGGTAAGCGCGGGTACGTAGATCATCCTACCGTCATCGTAGGCGAGGGACCTAGGGGCAGGAGCAAGGAGTGGGTGGCATCGAATGCAGCCCTTGAGAACCCTACCATCGCTCCGCTCATCAACCTGATGGATGCAGCCCAGCGTGCCGGACAGATAAGAACCTTCGATATGAGCAAGTATCTCATGGCCATGCAGGGCAGGGCGCTGGGTGGAAGTATCGCCCGTCAGTCTGTCCGTACCAGTCCGGACATCGCTCCGGGAGGGGCAGATTTTTACGTCCGGACGCAGGAATCTGCGCATCGCGACGCAGGAAATGCTACGTCGGGACGCAATAATGACGAGCTCCTGGAACTGCTCAGGGAGCTCAAGAGAGACGGAATCCGCTCGTTTGTATCACTTTCGGACCTGGATGCAAAACAGGAACTGAGAAACCAGGCGAGAAAATTTGCTAAAAAATAAATCTTCTGAACATGAAAATAACAAATCTGGATAAAGGAAAGGCCTACCAGCTCGGCGAAGGCGCCAAGCTGGAGGTAGAACGTACCAACCCGTTCTTCAACGATTACGGGGAAACGACCTCCCCGCTGGATATTCCGGCAAGCGATTACAACCGCATGATACTGGGCTATCCCGATACCTTCGGTATGAGGGATAAGATGGTGGCTACGAACGTAAGCATCGAAGACGGTGAGTATTTCGCCCAATGTAGGCAGATTGTTCTCTCGGCACAGCACAAGGGAAACATCTCTTCTTCCTTCTATATCAACGACGGATCCTTCTACTCGAAGATACAGAACGTAAAGCTGAAGAGTATCTTCAAGGACGAGATGATACCGGGGTGCACAACCGTAGACGAGTGTATCGAGTTCTGCAGATCTCTCGTAGGCGGCAAGAACGAAAACTATGATATCTTCCCGGTTCTGCTTACCGATGACTCGGGTAGAGATACCGAGTACAACTACAAAATACTGAACTGGGGATGGAATGCAGGTACTATGCGTACTGCCAGCTACTGGAGATATAAGGAAGGAGGCGGTTACGAATACGTAACAGCTCACGAGATGCGTACCTGGTCTCTGGGCGTTGACTCGCCGTATTTTGCGGGTGAATGGATGCTTACTGATCATGTAAACGAAATACCGATATCTCTGACGAAGGGATATTATATATCTCCTTTTATCCGTGCCAATTATTTGTTGAAGCGGATTTTCAAGCATTTCGGGTATGACCTCAAGGAGAATTTCTTCACCAAGACGGCTCCATTTAATAAGATGGTTGTCTTGAACAACGTGATAGACGTGCTAGTGAATGGACATATCCGTGTCGAAGATCTTCTGCCAGACGTGTCAGTATCTGATTTTCTCTCAGTTTTTCGGAAAAAGTTTCTGTGCGAGTTCGTTTCTGATGAAGGAACTCATACTGCAGATATCATCTTCCTGAAAGATGCGATAGACAGTAAGCCGGTTGCGGATCTTACCCGCCAGATGACTGAAGAACCTACCTTATCTTATAAGGCTGCATCCGATTATAAACGTGTTGTACTGCGCCCGAAGTATCAGGCGGATAGCGATACTGAGGATAGTTACGATGATATTAAGGATATGGTATCGAAAAATTCTGGCGCCTACTTTGATAGCGCAGACGGTTGCTTCTATAAGAAAGGTTATTCCGGCAACTACAGCGTGAAAGTAAAAATAGGTGGCTGTTCTCAGAGCTACGATTCTGGAGATGATGATATTGATACTCAAGATGTAGAAATACCAGAGATGATACCGGAGGTTCGTACGCTCAAGTATAGGGAAATCTTAGACGGGGAGACCGTGGAAAGAGACATGGACAGGCAACTGTATATCGGCGATTACGCTACGCTGAATTCATCGATGAAAGTTGCAACGGAAGACGGAGAAGAGGTAAGTGAATCGACTCCTACGTTGCCCGTCATGCTCGCCTTCCCTTACGTATCTTCAGATGGTATAGCTTGCGGAACCGTGACAGCATATGATACGCATCTATATTCAAATGTCGGGTTCGGCTCGCATCGTCAGGGAGAGCAGACGCCAAGGAAGATATTCGATTACTCCCTGGTGTATAATGGTGAGGATGGTATCTATGAAAAGTTCTACCGGCAGTATGATCTCCTGCTCAGGAATTCACTCCAGGAACTCAAGGTAAAACTGCTCCTTTCCCAGTCGCAGAAGCAGAACCTTCCTTCTTATGCGAAGGTTGTGATTAGAGGCGTAAGTTTCTTCTTCAACAAGCTGAAGTTCACCCTCGGAGGAAAGAGCGAACCAACGGAAAGCGAGCTCAGAACCATCGCTCTCACTACTCCTGTTAACGAGGCAGAGAGCCTGGAAGATATGATGCCGGCAATGACCTGCAAGTACCAGTGGCTTGGATTCGAAGAGACGGTAGAGGTTTCAGAGAATGACTATAAAAAATCAGGTAACGACCAGGACCGTACCTTCAAGATCATTTATCCTCCTCTCCCTTCAGCTGAGTATGTTGGCAAAAAATACGGCCTGCAGAAATCATACGTGAGCCAGAAAACCCGACACGCAACGATGTTCCGTCACAGTAAATGGGTATACCATTGTACGACCGTCTGGCTGGAATGCATACCGATTTCGTAGGATATTGTCCTTTGTTATATACCTGTATTATCTTACCTTTGCAATATAATCAAAGCAATTTTAAGATGATACAGGTTTTATTATATCCAGATGCTCTGAGCATGGTAGGCTCCATGAATGCCTTTGAGATATTCAGTACCTCGAAGGCTGATGTGGTTTTCGCTCTAAGCTATAAAGGCTCAAGCGCAAACATCGTTCAGCACACTTATACGCCGAACGATAAGAACCGAATTGCGTTATCCGTCAAGGATATCATCCTTCCTCTTCTCAGCTTTGAGGTAAAGGACAGTAGTGAACCTTATGCTCAGCCGAACATCATGAAATCCTTTGTGGCGACACTTTACGAGGTTGGCAGCGAAGGCAGCAAGAAGGAATTCACCTTCTCCGTGATACGTGCCGGTGTGGACAGACTCTCTGATTCGGCTACCAATTTTCTGAAAAACAATTTCCTCACCTGGCAGCCGCAGGTGAAGGCCGTAACCTATTATTCTCCGGAATTCCTTACCTATTACGCAACTGCCACCAGCGTGATGAAGTGCAAGGCATACATGTGGAATGGGACCGCCTACGAAGAGAAGGAAGTGGTACTGATGAACCATATGAATGCCGGAACCGTTTATACCGTACCGGTACAATACGCCATTATCGCCAAGAAGATAGGCGGTTCTATCCAGCCATCTTATTACGATATCTGGGTAGAACAGGACGGGAAGCGGGTTACCTACGTACAACGCTACTATGCTAGCGACATGAAGAGCGAAGAAGAAGAGTGGTTCCTCTTCGAGAATTCGCTGGGAGGTGTAGACTGTTTCCGCGCTTACGGCAACAGCGAAAATACTGCAGAACATACCCACAATGTGGCAGAAATAGAGGAAGACTCTGAAGAATACCGCGTAGATACCACTCGCAAGTTCAAGAAGAACACCGGATTCCTGGACAAGAAGGAGCGCCTGTGGATGCTCGATTTCTTCCCGTCTCTGGGTAAGTATGTTTACCATGGCAATTCTCTTCGTAAGATAACCGTTACCGAGAGTGACGTGAACTACGAGGCGAAGGAGCTGCCTTCGAACTATACCTTTACATACAAATATTCAGATGCCCGTCCGTACCTGAACCTCACGAGGTCAGATGCCAGCGATTTCAAACAGATGGATATCCATCTACCCGAAATCGGAAATTTTACTATCGCCCCTCGCTTAGTTGAGTTCCCACGTCAGCTGCTGAGTGGAGGGGTACTCTTCCCTGTTCAGGAGCCATATTCAGAAACATGGGGTGTTACTACTGCAGACGCTCTCTTTAACTACTTTGCAAGTACTCTGAGCGACCGATATAGTGGCGGAGGAGGTATTGGCCATCAACACTTCAATATCGAAGTGTTGAACGGACTTTCTTATGATTACGGTTATATCCTATACCAGGGCGACAGAATAAAGGCAGGTATGGCAGACGACTGCACTCCTGGAGGCGCGCTCGAAAAGAAGATGTTGCGCAAGGATATAGACGATACGGCTAAAGGTAAGATTACCTTCGAGGATGTGATATCCCTACTGAAAGGATTGAAGCTTGGAGACGGAAAGAGCCAGATAACTGGCGAGGGATTAGCGAAACTCTATGCCTTCATGACATACAATTTCGTTTCCGGAGCTTATGGTTCCGGCGCAAGTATCGATAATAATGGTGACGCAGAAATGAACAGCCTGTTCGTCCGTCAGTTCATCTCTGCTCCTAAGTTCGTCTTCAACGAAATCTCTGTAACCAAAGCGGAGCAATGGAATACCAACGGCTATGGAACCATCGAGAGTGTTGATACCGGGAAACACATCATCTCTCTTCATCTGGAGGGAAACGATTACGGATCTCTGCAGGTGGGAGATATCTGCCGCGGTATCTATGCCGATATAGATAACGCCCATGGTTCAGATAAAAATACAGAAGGTGCGTTGGATGATTGTAACTTCGTTCTGCATAAAGGTTTCTTCACTACTTACTTTTATGTGAAGAAAATCATCACTAGCGAGAAGGGTAAGTTCGTATTCGAATATGGTAAACGTTCGGAGGCAACTCCGGATCCTTGCGCCTATATGGATTTTGCCCAGTATGGTAGTTTTACCGATAATAAGCGCCAGAGTAGCATGTATTTCTCTTCGAGGGGAAACAGCTATATCGAGGTGCTGGATGGTGTATGCAACTGGGAAGTGCTGCCGCAGAATCGTGTGGCGAGATACGGATGGCTTAGTGGCCTGGCTTTGACTAAAAGGGATGGCAGTATCGTGCGTCCGGAGGGTAATGGTATCTACGTACAGGATAATATCTACTTCGGTGGCAACATCAACTACCTGCAAGGTCTTTCCGGACTGGACGACCTGAAGAACGAGGCGAAGGCTTATGATGTGAGTCTCTCGCAGTACCAGAGTGTCATCACGGTAGATGATATGGGTAATGTCATTAATGGTCTCTATACTCAGGACGAGGGCAAGGCTACCAAGCAGTACCGTATCTCTACGGCTGTCTTCGTGCGTAAGGGCATGGATATTCTGCTCGAAGGAGATGCGAATAGCGAGGACGTGACAGAAGGACATTATCGCTTGTATGTAGTAAGCGAGGACTGCGACGTAGAGGTGAAGAACTCTACCGTTTTCATCAAGGGTGTCAAGAACATCAAGGATGGTGTTGCCGGAACTGCAGATGATACCAATTTCGATTACGCAGCTATGCGCAAAATGTCGGATGCGATGGTGACCATCGTCGTAGACCTTGAAGGTAAGACCTCGAAAACGGTGCAGATGCCTATCCGTATACAGCACGACAGCCTTCCTTTTATGGTGTGCGACCTGAGTAATGAGAGTGCATCGGTAGCCTGGAATACCAGAGCCGGTAAGTATATCGGTTTCCCTATCAAGACTAAGGTTTCCCTCATGTATCACAATGAACCATGGGAGATTTCCTCGCTCAATATCTCTAAGGTGGCAGGCTTGAAGACTTCAATGAGTATTGATGGTAAGGCAAAGGTGATTACCGTTGATGCAGATAATCTTACTGCCGATACGCTCGACCAGGTTACGAAACTGGACATCACGGTTGTGGGCAAATATGCCGGAGCCAGCTACGAGTATACCCGAGAACTTACTATTTTGAAATCGTCTGATACCGTAGTCTACGAGCTGATACCATCTGCCGATAGCGTGATTATAGACAATCAGGGCAATATGAGCGCAGAAAGTATCTCATGCGATATATGGGCAACATCATCCGACGACAAGAGATATAAGCTGACAGAATTACCTGCAGGGTATCATCTGAAGCATGGAACTGCTGATACTCCTGATACCGATATGGAAATAGGCGCAGAGGTATCTGTGCAGAGTAATGCCCGTCAGGTGGTGTTCGCTTTATACGATGCTTCCGGAAATGTACTGGATAAGGAAAGCGTTCCGGTACTCACCTGTGGAGCGGATGGCGATGGGTATGAGTATATCTATTATCTCTCTGATCAGTCTGATTCGAGTTTCATTGCACGGCCTTCCCGTCAGCAGGGCGTCTTGCAGCCTAAGGGATGGCAGGATGATCCGATGGAGCCGACTCGGGAGAAGCAGTTTGTATATGTGGCATACAAGACTGGAGAGGTAGGAGCGGATGGCAGTTTCTCTGGCCCTAAGCTCTTCAATCGTTACCCGAAGAGTATTTCAAGTATCGAAACCTGGTATTGTGCTGGAGATAGTTCTGAAGTAAACCAGAATCCGACAGTATTCAGAGAACATGGCAGTAAAGACTTCAGCAAAATTACCTTAAACGATGAAACTCCGTGGCTGTGGATAATGAAAATTACGTGGTTTACGGATGGGGACGAAGTTATAAACTTTTCGTGTGGAGGTTATAAAGCTAAGGATGGTAAGGATGGCGATGGTCTCGTCGTAGGCTATCAGTCTTCAGCTTCAGAACCATCAGTTCTTCCTGTCTTAAAAACGCTTGCCGACTATGATAAAGCGCAGGATAATATTGGCAGCGGCTGGACCAAGACGGCTCCTATTACGGGCGGTAAGAGTGTCGTGCTGGGTGGTAAGATTACAACAGATGAGATTATCGACCGGTACAACAGCAGTACTAGCGCATGGGGAACAGAAGAAAGTGAAATTCTGTTAGATGGCATCAAGCAGAAGAAAACTTTCTATAAAACTCCTTCCTCTCTTGGTGACAACGGCAAGTGCATACGTCGTATTAAGGTTGTTAACCATTTCCGGGATAGCTATCTCATAGTGATGGTGAAGTCTTATTCTGAAGCCAACTGGGACCTGGTATGTATCTCTCGTCTCTATCTGCCATCTGAGGTTATCAATAGTGATGGTAATCAGATAAAGGAAGATAGCGAATATCTCAACAGGTCGGAGCATGCCTATGTAGTAAGCGGAGATGGTCAGAGTCTTGTTGCTAAATTATCCATGCCTGATGCAGGAGAATATTATTTCTTTATCGGATATTTCAAGGATGGCGGCACAGACAGCTACGGCGACTATGGTCTCTTTGCCTGGCAATCGATGATAGCTCTTACTGAGAGTTTATGGCGCACCGACGGAACCGTAGATGCTGTAGGCAACATAACCTGGAGCAAGGCGATGCCGATGCAGGCTGAGTCCATCATTATGGAACGCGCCTATATCGCTACCACTAACGATACGGAGGCGCCAGCCAAGCCTTACCGTACAAATGGTATCCTACAGGGAGGATGGACGGCAAAACGGCTGGCTGTATCGTCTACAAACCGGTTCATCTGGGAGTCTGTTCGTACAGGAAAGCATGGTACTGACTCTGTTCAGGACGATTGGAGCCAGCCTGTTGTGGTGGCCAACTTTGCCGAAGCCGGAAAGATGGGTAAGAACGGCTGCATCATCCGGAATTCCGAAGGATGGAAGAGCGGGGCAACTTATCATAATGATTCTGTCCTGACCCAGGAACAGAAGTATATCGACTTGATATATATCGAGGATAGTAATGCTAACGATGGCTGGTCTGTCTACCAATGTAATGTCACGCATACGGCTACGGGCAGTTCCTTCGACCCTTCAGCAGTTGACTCTAACAACATTAAGCTATGGGTAAAACTGAGTGATGCCGGCCCGATGTATTGTCCTCTTATCGTGGGAAAGAATGCGGTTCTGAAGTTTGCCCAGGGCCAGCAGTTCAACCTGATGGAGGGCAATAATATCTTTGGCTCATTCCGGTGGGTGAAGGATGATGCGGATTATGCGTTCTGGATAGGCGGTACTGAAGGCAGCA